GATAGATTTAATGAACACGTTTCATTTCCTGAAATGATAAATGGTAATAGTGTTTCTGCATCAACAGATGATTTGTATTTCCGTTTAGATTTTGAATATCCTAAAAATTTAAATACTTTTACTAAATTACCAAACGTTGATACTAATATATTTTTTAGTGGGAGTTTGACAAGAAATAATTACGAAAGTGGTAGTACTGCTATATTATATTCAGAAAACATTTCTCCATTACTATTCGCAACAGCAAGTGGATTTACTTCCATAACATCATATCCATATCAATTTGAAGCAATAGATAGAAGTGTTGTTTTAGAAATACCTGATATGGGTTCTACAAGATATTCAACTAATAAAGTTAGATTTGAATCACAAGAATTAGTTTCTGATTTATCATCTAAACATCGTTCTACTAAAAAAGCATTTGACCAATCACCAACTGATTCAAATAGAGTGGGATTATTTTTCTCACCTACAAAAGAATTAAATATTGATATTGCTAAATCTTTTGGTGGAATAAATTTAGATAATTACATTGGTGACCCATCGGATAAATATAAATCCAATTATAGCAGATTAGATTCTTTAAGAAATTATTATTTCCAAAGATTTGATGGAAGAGATATCTACGCATATATTAACTTAATCAAACTATATGAGAAATCAATGTTTGAAGATATTAAGAAAATGTTACCGGCGAGAGTTAAAGCTAGTACTGGTTTATTAATTGAACCACATATTTTAGAAAGAAGTAAAATTGCTCAAAAGAAACCTTCCGCTGATGAATATCAACAAGAAGTTAATATTTCTTATGAAGATACTACTATACTTACTTCTGAAAATTTTCAACAAGAAGCAATATTAGATGCAAATTCTCAATATTTATTAATTGGAGAAAATAATCAAAAAGAAACTGTAATTGATGCAAATTTAAGTGAAAATTTAATTGCTGAAAATTATCAATATGATGCTGAAATCCAAAATACAGAAACTACATTAGTAAATGCAGAGTATTATCAAAAAGATGTTACAATAGATGCGGGGTTAGGAGACCCAACTATATTAACTGAAATTGATATATATGATTTAAACACAATCGTAGGTCAGAGTGATTATGAAACAATTGGTTTTGGTATTTACGCAGAACATGGGCATTCTATTAGAACTTATTTTGATAAAGAAGGTAGAAGAGTTAAAGAAAGAATAAAAGTTGATTTAATTAAGGAACAAAAAAGAAGAGATATTGTTAAATATAAAATTAAAATTGGAGATAAAGGAGACCCAAGAGGTGGATTAATACTAACATCTTCCGTATATTTTGAAACAAAGTTAAACATACAACCATATTCCGGTTCAAAAGTAATTAACGCAGGAACTGGTAGTATTGTGGAAGTAACTCCATTACATGGATATTTACCAACACATTATAGAAATACTTCAGATTTGACAAGAGGATTAGAAAATTCTTTTTTTAGAGGTTCAAAAAATACGGCAGCAACTACTTTAGATGGAAGTTCTCCTATTGAAACATTTACATCAAATCCTAATACATTAAAAGTAAATAAAGCAGGAAGAGATGCAAGTGAACCAATTTTGGAAGTAGAATAAACGAATTTTTAAAATAATTATATTTATAAACAAAGATAATACAATACTATGGGATATTTAAGTAATACTGAATTAACAGTTGATGCAATTCTTACCAAAAAAGGTAGAGAAAAATTAGCAGCTGGACAGGGATTAAACATTACTCAATTTGCATTAGCAGATGATGAGATTGATTACACTCTTTATGAGCCGGCACATCCATTGGGTTCTGCTTACTATGATACGGCAATTAAAAATATGCCTGTATTAGAAGCTAATCCAGATGAAACGCAAGTAATGAAATACAAGTTAGTAACGCTTCCAAAAAATACAACTAGAATACCTGTTGTTGAATTTGGTGTTCCTAATATTGCAGTTAATCAAAAAAGTGGTGAAGTTGCTTTATCACCAACTACATCTCCAGCAGGAAATAGAAGTATGGGATATACAATTGTACTATCTAATAAAAATGCAGGTGATATTGTAGGTGAAGGTGTAACATCCGATATAGGTTCAGTACCTATCTTTATAGGAGATGATGTATCTGCAACCGCAGCTATTGCAAAAGGATTATCATTTAAATTTATTCCAAACCCATCATTAACTTCGACTATCAGAACAACAATAACTGTTTATGGTAACGAAACAGGTGGTTCACAAACTATTCCAATTACCGTAACATACGTTCAATAATATAAACTATGGCATTAATAAGAGATAATAGAGGAGCCCTATTAGCAAGTAATATTTCACAATATCTTGCAGGTGCAGCCAATACGGCTGGTACTCCCGTAGATACTAACGAATTAGTTAGAATCGTAAACCAATTTTTAGGACAAGGTGAACAAATCAATTCCGATTCAAATACTATTTCAAATGGTATTTACAAAAAATTTGGTTCAATTGATAAAGTAACTAACAGAACGGAAATTGTAACTTCAGGTATTTGGAGTGGTGATACTGGTTCATTGGATGTGAAAGCAAATTACACATCTTCTTTACAAGTAGCATCGACTAGTGGTAAATACTATTTAGATGTATATAACACAACTGATACAGGTTCAGGAGAAGTTCAATTTTCAATTGCATATGGTGATAGTAGAGGATATGGTGCACCAACGTTGACTCAAAACGATGATTCAACAATGCCAACAAAAGCTACTTACAATCAATTCAAAAATGTATTGTTAGATTCAGCTGACCCTTACTTTAGTGTATATAGTGGTTCAACTGCAGGTGGTGCCGATATGACATCATTCTACGCAATTAATATCAATAGAGCTAGATACAAAGAAAGATTAGACCCAGGTAATATCTCAATAGATTTATCGGGTTCAATAGGAGAAATAACATTAATCGATGATAGTGGTGGAACTGATGAAAATGTAACAACCGCAGGTAGAGTATATAACTTAGTTAGTGGTTCATTAAATATTGGTTCAGCATTATCTGCATCTGTAAATAGTCCAACCGCACCAAACGGACAAGGTTGGGGATTATTCTATCCTGATATGGGTATTATCTTATTGAATCCGGTAGCATTATCTGCTGGAGTAGATGCTAAATTAGCACCTGCTAGTTCTTCAATAACAAACGTATATCATCAAACGAATGGTAATAATTCTGGTTCAGTAGCATTATTGATGGCAATTAGTGGTGGTGCAGATTTCCAAGTTCGTAGAACTGAAAATGTTTCTACATCTCATTATTTTGTAAGAGCAAATAATAGAGAATTCAACTTTTCAAACAATCCAACATTTGTAACCGGTTCAACTGGTCAATTCGTTCAATCATTATTTGAAAGAGACCCACGAGTTTATATAACAACGGTAGGATTATATGATGATTCAAATGAATTATTAGCAGTAGCAAAAACTTCTAAACCAGTTGAGAAATCATTTGATAAAGAAGTGGCAATAAAAGTAAAGTTAGATTTTTAATAGAGAATAACTTATAAACTACTGACCCACCTTTTGGTGGGTTTTTAGTTTCAAAGATATTTATATACGATATGTTAAAAAGAATACCAAAATCGGATATTAGTATTAGACCTTTTAAGGCCTACAAAGAATGGAGTTTTGACCAATCTTCTAGTGAAGTTTCTATTTTAGAAGCAGATATTAATTCAACAGATATATCGGATGGATTTCCAAAAAATTCTATATATGGACAATTAAGAGCTCAATTTTATAATGATTCAGGTGATAATCCATTTACTAGAACAGGTCATAAATCGCCAATATATACTACGACACGTTTAACCAAAGAAAGATTTCTAAGCGGTTCAGCAAAAGTAATTTCAATTCCACAAATATATGTTGGTGAAGGAATAAAAAAAGGTTCAGTTATTTTATCAAATGATACAGGTATAGCATCCGAACTTGCCTATACGGATGACTCATTTGGTAATTTAAGAGATTACAGAGACCAAATTAATTTATCTAAAGTTGATATTGAAAATAGTACAATTAATTTTGATGATTTAGCGGAATATGCATATAGTGCATCTTTATTAACTGTATTAGATATAGGAGCATTTGATATTCAAACTAATATATTGACATTAATATATGCAGGTAGTACATATGAATTAAATTTAATAAGTATGGATATCAATACAGGCATAGTTATTGTAGAAAATATTCCATTTTTACCAGAAGAATCACAGGGTATAAAAATTGGTAATATATTTTATAATCAGGGACTAATTGTATTAACTAAAGATTCAGCATTAAAATTACAAAATCAATGGACGTTGGATTATAAATCTACACAAACAATTTATGAAAATGAATATCTTTTAATTGTAAATGAAGATGAATTTAATGTTTCACAAAACCCATCAGCAGTAATCGAAAGCTGAAAAGAAACTTCATATGTAACTAATACCGATGGTAAAATACAAAAAGTAACTACAAATACAGGTGTAAAATATATTCGTAAAGCATTTACATTAGAAAATGGAACAGGTTCTTTAGATTATACATATGCATATACAGGTTCAGTTGGAAATAAAAAAGCAGGATTTGAACATTTTGATTTAAGTGGTTCGGTAGATTCAACCGGTTCGTTCTTAGCACCATTTATAACAACCATTGGATTATATGATGATAATTGTGATTTAGTGGCTGTTGCTAAACTTCCACAACCAATTAAATCAGAACCAGATATTCCTGTAAACTTTATTGTACGTTTTGATACTTAATTGATATTTATATATAAAACAATATTATGGAACTAAAATTAGAAGCATTTGGACAGTATTTGATTGAGACTGTAAATTCTGAATCAATTGAAAATAAATTATTTGGTATTGCTATACTAGAAAATGGTGAATTAACTGAAGCACATATATTAGAAGAAGATTTTAATAAATACGAACATATAATTTTAGATGATTATCCAAATTCGGAAGAAATACTAAATAAAATTAAAGAAAAAAATATTAGTTTTCCAATAGTAGTATTAAAATAAATAATTAAATTATGCCAACAATAGAAGAAACTTACAAAGCTCAACAATCAGCATTAGGTGTTGATAAAATCGGATTTGAAGCAGGTGTAAACGCAAAGACTCCATATACTACAAATGATTTGAAAAAAGCAGATGAACAAATGTTGACTGCTACAAAGTTCAAAACAGGTAGAGGTGGTGATGTAAACGAAAAGAAGTATTCCGATACTTTTAAGAAAAAATAAACCAATTTAATGGCTAAAAAAGTTACAAAAAAAAGTAATCCTAAATGGGTTGCTAAAAAATATGGATTTAAATCTGGTTTAGAAGAAACCATATCAAAACAAATAGAGTCCAAAGGAATTGTTGTAGAATATGAAACTGAAAAAGTTCCATACATAATTCCAGCATCAAATCATACATATAGTCCTGACTTCAAATTACCTAATGGTATTAGAGTAGAGACTAAGGGTAGGTTTGTAGCAGCTGATAGAAAAAAACACTTGTTAGTTAAGGCTCAAAACCCTAATTTAGATATTAGGTTTGTTTTCTCCAATTCTAAGAACAAAATCACAAAAAACTCCAAAACCACATACGCAGATTGGTGCGAAAAGAACGGATATAAGTATTCTGACAAGGTAATACCGGAAGATTGGTTCTAAAATATTTGGAAATCTAAAATATTTGTCGTATCTTTGGATTG